ATCGGGCTTTACACCTAAATCTATCATGTGTTTTGCCGCCCAGTTGATAGCCCACTTTTCGCCCGGTATCTGGGAGAAATCGAATCCTCGGAGGCTGTCACCCCCTGCGATGATGGTTAGATCGAAGTTCATTCTTTGGTAAGCATAAAGGTGCTAATTAATACCAACCCAGCCCACGCAATAAGTGGGTAAAAAATTTCTAACCAGCCCCATTTAGAAGGAAGTCCAATAGCACATAGCTTTAAAATTGCCAGTATGATAAAAAGCAAAAAAAGCCCCCTTGCTATAAGCATGAGTATTACATAAATCGCGCTTTTCATGATATTATTCTTTAATCTCCAATTTATTTACATTTCCTTTCTCAATAGCCTCCATTGTCTGCTCAATCTGCTTTTGTGTTTCCTCTGAGATAACAGGAGCTTGCTGGTAAGGTGTAACTATCAATCCCTTTTCCACCGTTTCAAGTGCCCATTGGCGGAACGTTTCTGCATCGTCAGGCCAAAACTCTGGGTTGCCTATATCAAAGACACAGTCCATGAATATAATTTGTTTCTGAGGATGCAACTTAACCCGTAGCCTAACCCTTTCATCTGTACTAACCTTCAGATCTCGCATGAATTGGCGCTTGCAGTCGCTAGGGCTATTATAGAAGCCCTCGGCTGTCCACCTTCTAGGCGTTGGCTTGACCGGATAAAGGATGCTAAATTTTCTTTTCTTCCGCTTGCTCATATCTCCACAAATAAAAAAAACGGTTACGCTCCTATACGCAACCGTCTAATCCTAATAATGAATCACTCAACTTTACTTATTTCAATTCCTCTTCTCGTTTTCATGTTGTTGGCTGCACAATAATAACACTATTACGAAAACTATGCAAATTTTTATACAAAAATGGTATATTAATTGCTAAAATTTTCGTAAAAGTGAGATAGTATGACTACGTGGGGATTATTTTGGGCTTTTGTGGTGCTGTTTGCTCTATATGATGGAAGCAGAGATTGGAGGAAGTCAGGTGGGCTAGACCATACCTTTAGGGCCACCTTTCGCCTAGCCTTCATTATTCTACTATCATTTTATGACTACGGTTTCGAAGCCGAATACACCGCAGGGGCTTTTAAGCTTGCCTGTTATCGGTATATGATCTTTTGGATCTCCTTCGATATCCTGGTAAACCTGGTACAGTTCCGAAACTATATCCTGAGAGGGAAGCTGCAAATGCTCACACATCTAGGTAGCACCGCTTTCCCAGACTTTATCTTCAGGTACGCGTGGGCTGTTCCTGGAAACTTCAGCTATCTAACCCATCCCGAATATCTCAACTACTATCGACACAAAAGAAACTTAATAGGGGCCGTCATTACTCAGTATGTATTCAAGGTACTGCTGTTTATCGTCGCCTTTCAATGGTATAATTTTACACCTGAAACATATTTATTTTAAGCTATGGAATATAAAAAATTTGTATTGACAGAGTTCCAAGATCCGCAGCCGGAAAAGCGCGCCCTGCTAGATCGATTATTCCCTGCCAGCATGGACAATACGAAAAAGGCAGTATTAAAAATGCTTTTGGTATTCGTTTTTGTATTTGTCTTCACCATTGGAGCAGATCTGCTGAGCGAGCTGGTATTTGGAGAGGACACCCCAGGGAATGAGTTTTCTATCGGCTTTGGCTTTGTCGCCTCGCTGGTGCTGTCTCGTTTGGCCTGGATTAAAGAGTATTAGGACTTAATTGAGGGGATGATATGAGAGAGACAATAAAACTAAGTAGGCTAAAGCCTAATCCTAACAACCCGCGCGTAATACGGGATCACAAATTTAAGCAGCTATGTAAGTCTATTGAGGACTTCCCTAAGATGATGCGGCATCGTCCAATAGTGGTAGATGCTGACTATGTTATTTTGGGGGGGAATATGCGGTTACGTGCTTTGCAGCATTTGGGATTTAAGGAAATACCTGCTGATTGGGTGTCGGTCGCTTCTGAGTTTACCGAAGAGGAAAAGCCAGAATTTGTGATTAAGGATAATACGAATTTTGGTGAATGGGATAACGAAGCACTTGCTAACGAGTGGGATGATAAGCCTTTGGAAGATTGGGGGCATGATGTGCCTATGTGGTCCACGGACGAGGTAAACATGGACGATTTTTTTAAAGAGGATGATAGCGATACAGAAAAAGAGCAGCTAAATAAAATAGTCCTTGAATACTCTGATGAGGATTTTAAACAGATTACGGAAGCTTTTAAAAATATTGGAGGGAGTAAGGAAAAGATAGTTTATGAAATGCTACTTAGCCACACCGCACAGCTATGAAATTGTACACCGCACTAGCAAATTCTGGGGGGGGGGTATGTCTGGAACACAAAAGAGGGTAAAGAGGCTATGAAGGTATTTTTGGCAGCCCCAAATACGGGGACTGTTTCAGCTAAAGATGTAAGGATGAAACTATTCATAGCAGGGACACACGCAGAAGAAAAGATAGCGAACGCCAATAACGATTTCGCTAATAAAATATGTGTGCTAGAATCATTTTTTTACATAAAAGAATGGATGATACCATACATACACAATCATTGGGATTTTCTTCTGGACAGCGGGGCATTTACGTTTATGGAGAATACAAAAAAGGGGATAAACTGGAATGAATATGTAGACAGATATATTGACTTCATAAATACACATAAAATACAAAACTTCTTTGAGCTTGACCTTGATTCTGTCATCGGGCTAAAGGAAACAGAGAAAATAAGGCTAAAAATAGAAAGAAAGACGGCTAGGAAAACAATACCAGTATGGCATAAAAGCAGGGGGTTGGATTATTGGAAATGGATGATTAAAAATTACCCTTATGTAGCTATAGGCGGCATAGTTAGCGGAGAGATAAAGCGAAACGAATACCCTGTATTTTCTAAGCTGCTGAGAATGGCAAGGGAAGAAAATTGCAAGGTGCATGGCTTGGGATTTACCAATATAAACGGGTTACATAGATACCCCTTTTATTCAGTAGATAGCACAGCTTGGATATACGGCAATAGGGGCGGATTCATATATATGTTTAATGGCAGTGGATTTGATAAAATACAAGTACCGGAAGGCAAAAGGCTAAAAGGCAAAGAGGTAGCAATACATAATTTTAAGGAGTGGATAAAATTTCAGGAGTATGCAGAAAGAAATCTATAAAAACAAAGGGGCTTTGGTTCTCCTTAGTGGCGGACAAGATTCTACAACGTGCCTATATTGGGCGCTAAGGTACTTTGGTAAGGTTGAGGCGATAGGGTTCAACTATGGGCAGATGCACTCACAAGAGCTTAAACAGGCCCAAAAGATAGCCGATGAGGCGGGGGTAAAATATACCGTGCTAGACGTTAAAGGGCTGCTAGCGCCAAGCAGCTTAACCCAACACACTGACCACAATCAAAACAGCACAATAAACGAAAGTCTACCCGCGTCTTTTACTGCTGGCAGGAACATACTATTTCTGTCAATAGCGGCAAGCTACGCAGCGGGGAATGGCATTAACGATATTGTGACGGGCGTTTGTCAAACCGATTACAGTGGCTACCCGGATTGCAGAAGGACAACGATAGACGCAATGCAAAACGTAATAAGTCTTGGATATGGGGCTGGTGACTTTCGCATTCATACACCGCTAATGTATCTAACCAAAGCCGAAACGTGGAAATTGGCTAACGCTATGGGCTGTTTAGATGTAGTAATAAATGACACGCTGACGGACTATAATGGAGACATGACATTAAACGAATGGGGGAGAGGCAAAAGAGATAACCCCGCATCTGAATTAAGGGCAAAGGGATATTTTGAAGCAAAGGCAAAAGGATGGGTATAACAGCAGAAAGATACCACGATATAAGCTGCGGCCACCGTGTAGTAGGACACGAAAACAAGTGCAAATATCTACATGGTCACAACTATCGCTTTCACCTAAAGATAGCGGCTAATGAGCTTGATAGTATTGGTAGGGTGATGGACTTTGGGGTCATCAAAAGCCACCTATGCGAATGGTTAGAAGAAAACTTCGATCACAGGTTTTTGATATGGGATAAAGACCCGATGCTACCAGCATTGGCAGAGATTTCAAATGAAAGCCTTTATGTTGTTCCGTTCAATCCAACGGCTGAGAATATAGCCCAATACTTCACGGATGAAATAGCCCCTACCCAACTAAAGGGAACGGGGTGTAAATTGATACAATGTAGGATAGAGGAAACTAGAAAATGCAGTGCAACTTATGAAACTAAAAATAGCTGAAATATTTTACTCGTTACAGGGCGAGGGGGCCAGGATAGGAACGCCAACCGTATTTATTAGGCTTACGGGTTGCAGTGCTAAATTCGCTTGCTACGCTTCTGGTATTAGATGTGACACTGAGTTCGAGAGTGGCAGGGACTATGAGCTTACAGAGCTTTTAGAGTGGCTTACAGACAATGCGCCACAATGCAAGGAAATAACATGGACGGGAGGTGAGCCGCTTGACCAGCTAACGGAGGAAATAGTTACATTCTTTAAAGAAAAGGGTTATTACCAAGCGATAGAAACAAGCGGATTGAAGCCAGCACCAAAAGGCTTAGACTTCATTTGTGTTAGTCCAAAGGTGGCGGAGCATGTAGTTAAAAAGAACTTTCCTGATGGGGTAACGGAGCTTCGGTATGTAAGGCACAAAGGGCAGGAAATTCCTAATCCTAGCGTTGAGGCTCAACACTACTGGATAAGCCCACACTCAGACGGATTCAATATAAACAGCGAAAACCTAAAGCACTGCATTAAACTTTGCCAAGAAAACGGTAAATGGAAACTTTCAGTTCAAAATCATAAGATATGGAACGTACTTTAATAACCTGGTACGAAATAAAGGAAAAGATCAAGCACCTTGACAGGACAAAAAAATACTATGGCGTTCCACGCGGTGGCTCATATATTAGCGCAATGCTTAACCCGGTAGATACACCAGAAGAGGCTGACATAATTATTGATGACCTTATAGATAGCGGAGCAACAAAGGAAAGGTATGCTAAATATGGCAAGCCATTTATTGCGCTATTTGATAAGACGGTGGAGACGCATTTACGCAGGACGTGGCTAGAATTTCCCTGGGAACAGAAAGAGGAACCTATCGAAGATAACGTCATTAGGATTTTACAGTACTTGGGGGAAGATGTAAAGCGGGAAGGATTGAGAGATACGCCAAAAAGGTATATCAAATTCCTAAAAGAATTTACTACCCCACAGCCATTCAAGTTTACTACCTTCGATTCTGAGGGTTGTGATAATATGATTGTGCAAAGGAATATTCCTTTTTACTCCTTATGTGAACATCATATAGCGCCTTTCTTTGGTACTGCTGATGTCGCATATATACCAAATACCAAAATAGTGGGCCTATCAAAATTGGCTAGATGTGTTGACCTGTACGCGAATAGATTCCAGAATCAGGAAAGGATCACCGCACAGGTAGCAGAAAGGTTAATGAAGGAGCTAGACGCAAAAGGCGTAGCTGTACACCTAAAGGCACAGCACCTATGTATGTGTATGCGAGGCGTAAAGAAACACGATACATGGACTAGCACCAGCAAGCTATTAGGAGCATTTAAAGATGACCATAAGGCGCGTGCTGAGTTCCTGAGTTTAATACGATAAAACAGCGAAAAAACAGCGATGCCAAAGCCAGAAAACGTAAAGCCACATGAATGGAAAAAGGGCCAGTCAGGCAACCCAAAAGGGAGGCCCAAAAAGATATACACAGTCCTAAAGGAAAAGGGTTTTTCGGGTGATGATATTCGCACGGCTTTTGGTGAAATGGCATGGTACACGCTGAACGAACTGAAGCAGGTACACAAAGACGAAAAGAAGCCCGTTATCATGCGGATTGTAGCTAATCAGTTTTATCTGGCGTTGAGCAAAGGCGACTGGGGAAAGGTAAAGGAGATATTAGAGCATACAATAGGAAGGCCAACGCAAGGACTAGAACACTCAGGAAAGGACGGGCAGGAGCTACCGCCAATCATATTCTTACAAGCGCCAGACGATGACGATAACAGCAGTAAATGAGGATGCGCGCAAGGTAACACTAACAAAGGTTTTTAAGAGATATGCAAGCGCAAAAAAACGGATAATCGTAAGCCGGGGCGGTACACGTTCCAGTAAAACGTTTTCCGGTGCGCAGCTTGCCGCTACGTGGCTACTATATCCAGAAACACTAAAGCAGCAATACAACAGCGACCTACCCCAGACGGGCGTATGGTCGTTCGTGCGTAAAACGCTACCCTCGCTAAAGGCATCTGCATACCGGGACTTCATTGAAGCCCTTGACATGATGGGATGTAGGCACATAGCAAAGGAAAACAAAAGCGAGCTAACCTTTGATTACCAAGGGCGAAAGGTAGAGTTTTTCAGCATCGACCAACAGCAGAAAGTGCGATCCCGAAAGCGGGCTATACTCTATGTTGTTGAGGCCAACGAAATAGACTTTAAAAACGATTGGCAGCAGCTTATATTCAGGACTACCCATCGGGCGTTCTTGGACTTCAACCCAGACGATGAAGATATATGGATCAATACTGAGCTAGAGCAAAAGCGCCAGTACACGAAGAAAGATATACAGGTATTTGTTTCCACCTACAAAGACAATCCATACATAGACAATACACTGGTAGAGGAGATCGAGTACACCAGAGATACCGACCCGGAACTATGGCAAGTCTACGGCCTAGGCGAGTACGGGAAGATTACCGGACTTATCTACCCATCGCAACCTGAGATAATAGACAGCTTCCCGGTAGAACGATGCAAACAAATATTCTACGGGCTGGACTTTGGATATAACGACCCCATGACGCTTGTAAGGGTGGGCGTTAATGATCTGGACATCTACATAGAGGAGCTGTATTACAAGCGCCTAAAGCTCGTCAGCGACCTCATATCGGAGTTTCCACAGCTTGGAGTGGAGAAGAACGCTACCATATACGCAGACAGCGCAAACCCTGGGCAGATACAGGAGATATATAACGCAGGGTATCGAGGGTGTAAGCCAGCGCAGAAGGGGAAGGATAGTGTGCGCTCTGGTATCAAGAAGCTGAAGCAGTACCGCTGGCACGTAGTAGCATCGAGCGAAAATCTACTATATGAGCGTAGGCGGTATAAGTGGGCTACGGATAAGAACGGTGAAATCATAAAGCCTGAGAAGCCGAACGATGGGAACGATCACGCGCTGGACGCCTTACGGTATGCGGTTTATACGGGGCTATTCAAGCCGAGGGCGAGCAATAGGACTGTCGTTATCTGATTTGCTGACGTTAGCAAAATAGGAAAGCCCCGGTATAAACACTATACCGGGGCTTTTTTTATAGCCTAAGTGGTTACTATTTTGTTTGCTTCGAAATAACATCCACACAAGTTGCTACAAAGTTTTTTAATGCAGACAAGGGTAATTCAATTGGTGCTATATCTTGTATTGAGTCCCTCATCCTCTCATTTATCTCATCCTGCTCTGCCATTAGTCTATCAACCTCTTTATCATCGTCATTATCAAAAGCATCATCTATTTTATGAAATAATGCAAGATACAATAGTGCGTCTTTTCTTATTAAAGACACTAAGTCATATCTTACTACAAAATTCTCGATTCTTTGTGCTAAATCTTTCATAATTCTTTTGCTTAATGTTTAACTTATTACGAATATACACAATTTTTTTAACTTTACAAATTTTTGTTAATAATTAGCCAAAAAAAGTACAAATAATTTCCCCATCACCCGTAAATACAAAGATTATTAGCCTTCGGCACGATATTGGAAAGATTTTTAGTAAATTGTTAGCAAATGCAACGATACACCGACAACGCAAAAGAGCCAGGGCAATGCCCCCCGAAGGGCTACATAGAGGGCCGGATAATGGCGGAGATCATGAAGCGCGTGGACTGGGATAAGGCAGAGAAAGACGCGGTGACCATCACCAGCATTACCCTCGTTCCGGTGGATGATATGCCGGAGGATGACGCATTACACACCATTGACTTTAAGGACGAATGAACCTAGCCACCTTCCTACATATCCTCTCCGACCCTGACCACATGGGAAAGGTAAAGAACCTGGTGCTACGCAAGCAAGCGGAAGAACTGAAGCAGCAGGGCCATGTGGATACAGGTAAGCTTCTCAAATCTCTGGAAGCGCAGATCGAAATAGCCGAAGGGGATATACTGCAAGTAGTTGGTGAATATGAGCCATACGGGCGCTATCTAAATGATGGTGTACCGGCATCCAGAATACGCCCAGCACGTAGAAATAGGAAGAGAGGCAGAGGGCAAGGCAACAGCCGCAAATCAGAGCGCCAAAAAGCTATCGAAGGATGGCTGAAGCGGAAGGTAATGCCGGGAGCATCTGAGAAAGAGGTAACAGGGCGGTACTTCGCCATCGTTGCCACTTGGAGAAAGCAGGGATTCCCCTCGCCTGGTGGCAAGAAATTTGCATCAAATGGAAGAAATACCAGGTTTTCAGATCTGGCGATAATGGAGAATGAAGGACAAATAGAACTACAAACGGAGCTCGTAAGCTTCGACGCTATTTGCCTCGCGCTATTAGATGAATTGGAGAAGGTGGAAAACGAACTAAACTAAATGGCAATATCCATAGCAAGCGAACCTAATACTGGGGATTTAATAGCGGCCTACATCGCCAACGCTAACGACTTCGAAGTTGACGTAACAGTCTCCACCGGAGAGCTACCCCCAAAGATCAA